TAACAATATCCGTGAAGTACGTATGAAGGGTGCACCTTCTATGACTTGGGGTTATATCGATGGTACTCGTCACCACTTAGGTTTTGCTAAGTCTCAAGGTATGAGTTCTGCGAACAAATTCCCTGGATATGAAATCTGGATGAAAGATCGTTGTGATGTATTTATCGAGGATTTATCTCGTACAGTATTGATTGAAGAAATTCCTCAATTCTAATAAATGCCCCTCTCAGGATAGTATCCTAAGACTGACACCACTGGTGTTTCGCAAAAAAATAAGAAGATATTCCCCCCTCCTCAAAGAGGGGGAATCTTCTAAACTACAGATGGATGGGTTGGGGAATTCCCAATTGCATTCCCTTCGATGGGAACCATCTGCAAATAAACCAAATAAAACAACTACATATGGGCAAGATAGGTAAAATATCTACTTTAAAGAAAGACTACAACAACTCTCAGTTGCAAACTATGCAAGGTGGACTTGCATTAAAAGGTATGACAAGAATCCCTGGTACAGGTGTATTTAAGTATCCTTACAAAGAACTTGATGGACAGTACAGAACAGGCTTAGATGCTAACGCTGCTTACATCAGAAGAATTGCTGATAGTTTAGAAAGAGAAATGGAAATCGAAAGAGTTACTGAGTTACGTAAGAAACTTGAAGCTCAATTAGGTGACATTGATTTAGGTCCTCGTTCTAGTTTCTGGAACTATGGCTTATCAACTTCTGCAGATGATTCATTGCATGTGCAAGCGGTTAAGTTAATGGATGGTGATAACTACTTTGATTTTAGTAATCCATCTCAAGAATTAGCTTTTGCTTGGTTAAGAGTTCATCCAACAATTGCTTCTAGCTATCAAGCTTGGGAGCGTGGTGAATATCCAGCAGATATCCAATTCTATGTAGCAGATGATGAAATTGAGAATGCAGTGTTGTTCAAGAAGAAACAATTGATTAACAAGGCTATTATCAAGTTTGATCAAATGTCTATTGAGAAGAAGCGTAAAGTGGCAAGATTGTTAGGACTTCCTGTATCAGAAGATACTAAAGAAGAATCAGTTTACAATCAAGTGGACAACCTATTAAAACAAACAGAATTCAAGAATGGCAAATATGCTGGATTAAACCCTGTAGAGGTGTTTAACAGATATGCAGACATGAAGGAAAACTTGCTCCATATTAAAGATTTAGTAAAACAAGCAATTACACATTCAGTTTATAGATTGAAACCTAATGGTAAAGTTTATGAAGGTGAATTTGAAATAGCTAAGGATGAAGATGATTTAGTTAAGTTCTTAGCAGATGAAGATAACCAAGATGAGTTATTGACATTAGAAGGTAAGTTGAAAAGTAAAAAATTAGCATCGATATGATCCCAGTAGATAGTTTATTATATAAGATTGATCAGAAACTAAATAAACTATCAACTAACGAGCATCAGCAGATTCAATTAGAAGATAAGATTTTAGCTCTGAATGAGGCCCAAATTAAGCTTATTAAACAAAAGCTAGATGGTCCAAGCACCCCAACCACTCTTGGTCTGGATGCGTTTAGAAAGCGTTATGAAGATCTTCAGAAATTGATTGAAGGTTATGAAGATCATCCTTTACCGTTGACTCTGAGTAATTTTCAACTAAATCAATACACTGCTGATTTAGTAGGAATCACACCAGCATACATGTTCTATATAGATGCGTATGTTCTGGCAGATAAAGGTAGATGTACAGATAGAACAATATGGATTAATAAAGAGTTAGTAAAGCATGGAGATGTTCCTGTATTAATTAACAACACTCATTATAGACCATCATTTGAATATCAGGAGACATTCAGTAACATCAATACAAACCAGATAATGGTTTACTCTGATGGAACATTCACTCCAAAGACATTATATCTATCCTATCTAAGATATCCTCAACAGATCGATAAAACTGGATATGTTCATTTTGATGGTACTAATTCTACTGATTCAAACTGTGAACTTGCCTTATATCTAGAAGATGAGTTGGTAGACTTAACAGTAGAGAACTTAGCAATGTATACAGAGAATATGTCTGCTGTACAATCTGCAGAGTTTAGAATACGAACAAACGAGTAATTTTTCATAATTTAAATATAAAACAAAATGGCGGATTTTTCATTAACCACCCTCTTTGTTGTACCAGTAGGAAATACAATCCCTAGCTCTGGATCAACACAGAATTTAACAGCTGGTCAAGTAGGTATCTATTTGAACACTTACGCTGTAGCAAATGCAGGTAATATCGCTGCTGCTCCTTATTTCTACGTTGCACAAGGTAGAACAAATACGTACTTACAAGGTACAAAGCGTTCTGACAAAATCACTAGAAGCAAAGTTACTGAATGGTACAAAGTTACAGGAAACCCTGTTGCTGCTAACCAAGTAACTCAAGTTAGTAATTTCACTGTAAAACCAGGAGAAGTTATCACTTTAACTTTACGTGCTCACTCTAGCTACATTGACACATTGTATTTCAATGGTTTCACTCGTAGTGTAACTGTGAATGCTCCATGTTTAGAATGTGGTGAAGACCCTTGTACTGACGTTAATGTTCCTGCTTTAATCGATGAGTTAATCTTAAAGTTAGAAGCAAAAGCTCCAGGTAACAACCCTGACAACATTTCTTTCAGCACTTTCTATCAGTTCCAAAGAATTGGTAACGATCAGAATGCTAAGTTAGTTATCAGCGGTAAGCCTTTAACTAAGTATGGTCAACCATGTGATGTGGCTGCATTCCCTTGGGAATATGACCGTATGTGGTTCCGTACATTCATTTTCTCTGGTCCAGCTACAACTGCTGACTTTATCGTTGCTGATCCTTGTAACAATGTTGCTGATGTAGTAATTACTCAACGTAGTTCTTATGTATCAGGTACATCTGCAGAGATTCAACAATTAGAGAAGAACTTCTATAGCTACCAAGCTGGTTACTTGAAGCACTTGTACAGAATGGTTGGATACAACGAAAACTTTGAAAGCTGGGTATCTGATGGTACTACCTACGATACTTTGTACATCAAGTTTAACGAGTATGACAATTCAGCGTATGTTTGGGGTGACTACATCAAAGAAGATTCTACAGTTATTTTAGCTATCCCTCAAGCAGATACTCAAGATTTCTTGGATATCTTAGAGCCAGCGTTAGGTCTTGTAACTGATGATAGCGGTCCTATCACAAGCACAACTAGTACTACAACTACTGTTTGGCCTAGTACTTCAACAACAACTACTTTGATTCCTTAATAGAAAGAAGGTAGTTATCATATAACCTATGCCAGAGGGTGAGAGGATATTTCTCAAATCCTCTGGCATTATTATTTTAAATAACCATGACTTTAGATTTTTTAGTAATTAATACATTCGATGTTAATACATTAGGTGTGGCTGATACATCAGTTTATGATACAGATCCACCAAATGTAACATCACCCACTATGTCTATTACTATTCCTGGTTTTGTAGATCCTGTTCTTATTCCTTTCACCCCTAACGATTTTAATGTATATAACTCTGCAACACTAGGACTTAGTCCAGTTGGAGTGTATCAACCTCTTCCAGACGGTGTGTATTTTTTAAAATATACAGTGGCCCCAGCATTAACAAATTATGTAGAAAAGAACATAATGCGTACTGCTAAAATACAAGAGAAATTTGATAGTGCATTTATGAAGTTAGATATGATGGAATGTGATTCAGCTATTAGAACACAATCCAAGGTGGTATTAAGTAGTATTAATTTCATGATTCAAGGATCTATTGCAGCAGCTAATAACTGTGCTATAGACACAGCTAACACATTATACACTCAGGCAGACAGACAATTAGATTATTTCTTAACCAACAACTGTGGTTGTTCTGGTAACAACTACATAAATAATTTTCATTAGTATGGCAAACTGTAGAGAATGTGGCCTAAGAGTGGGCTGCGGATGTCAATTAATTAATGGCTTATGTTCAGCTTGTAATAACAAGTTAAAACAAGCAACTCAAAGAATTAAAAATGTTATATCCAAGATTAACGAATTGTATCGAGTGTGCTAGTATACCTGCATTACTAACTGATATAGATAATAGATTAACCTACTGGGCAGTTATCCAGTATAATAATATTGTATTCTCAGCGAACTATTATATACCAGGACAAGTGGTAGGTGACTTAATAAATTACAAACAAATATTAACATACAAAGCATGTAATCCAAGCTATTGTGAACCATTTACAATACCTATGATTGCTAGCAGAGTGAAGTTGTTAATTCATAAATAAATTATAAAATGGCAGGAGATACCACTACTACTACAAGTACAACTTCTAACGTTACAACAACAAGATCTTGTGATGCTTGTTATAACGGATGTGTTGAGACGGTATCTGACCAATGTGTTAGATATACAGGTCCAGATTCATTAGCTTTAGAAATTCAGACAGGAGATTCATTAGCTATTGTTGAAGAAAGATTAATAGATTACTTAACCTCATGTTTAGATGGTACAGGAATCAATGTTGCTATCAATCCAGGGATTATTTGTCCAGTTGTTGAACTATTTTTACCAGTAACACCAGATTGTATATACACTGTTCCTGAGTACCTAACTGCTCTTACAAGAAGTATTTGCTATGTACAGGATGAGGTGAGCACTCTTCAATTTGAATTAGCTAAATTACAAGGAACATATAATGTAAACTGTCTTGTAGGAGTTTTACCTAATTCTGGGACTGTTGCAATTTTACAAGCTACAATCAATAGACTTTGTCAAACATCAGCTAACTTAACCAGTTTAACATTAAATGTACAAGATAACTATGTTAGTCTTGATGAGTTAAATGGTCTTATTCAAGCTTATTTGGATGAACAATCAGGCGGTAGTACACAACAGTACACCAAAATGGTTCCTTATACAGTTGTAGAATACTATGGTCCATTGACTAACTTTGATGGTACAGGAGCTGGTATACAGAGCTTAGGATGGGATAAAGTGTATTTATGTAATGGTGCTAATGGCACTCCTGATAAGAGAGGAAGAGTGGGTGTAGGAGCTATTCAAGGTGTTCCTGGTGGAGCATTGAACTTTAATGTAGATCCTGCGTTTACAGGTAACCCTAATTATTCTCTAGGAGACACCACTGGTACAAACTTAGTAGGATTAACTATTCCTCAACTTCCTAGTCATACACACACTGCTACAGCATTATCCACTGTAAATGATCCAGGACACAGTCATGCTTTTGAAGGAGGTGTGTTCAACGGTGGGGATGGAAATTCTGGTAGAATAGGTCAACCAGCAACACTTACTACAGCAAGTGCTGTAACAGGTATATCTGTAACAACAAATGTGACTAATGCTACTACTGGTAATGGACAAGGACATCCTAATATCCAACCTGTACTTGCTGCTTATTACATCATGTATATTCCTTAATATTTTAAATCAACAATAAATGTCTTGTTTACCTGGAATGCAATGTTGGGATGCTTATTATCATCCCCCTGGTGTCACTAACTCAAACACCATCTTTTACGTTGGACCAAATCTTCCTAACTCAGGAATTAACACAAACAATAGCTTAACTGTCGCTCTTGAAAAGATTGACAACAAACTAAATGCTGAATCTATATTAGAAGCTATTGCAGCTGATCCTACGTTAAAGGCACAATTATGTGCTATTATAAATCAATGTTAAAACCAAAATTAAATGACAGTATTAATAACCTTAACCTTAGCTGGGATTGATGTAGGTCCTTTTGATATTTACTCAAATTCAGACGGATTTACAACACCTATAGTAACTGGTGTATCTAGAGCTGCGTTAGTGGCTGGATACTATCTTACATCTGTACCTGACAATGCTACACAAATATTAGTTAGATCTACAGGAGTGTGTGATAGATCTTTATATTTAAACATATCTGGTGCTCCAACAACAACTACTACTTCTACATCATCTACATCCACATCAACTACTACAACCACTACAACTGTATTAAGGACGTTGACCATAGCTTATAATGTGTTTTCATCATCCTTCACAATTGTGGCTAGCATGGCTCCATCGCAGACAGTTACAGTTGGTTCTATTAGTGCAGACGGTTATCCTACTAACACTTGTACAACAAGTGCTGTAGCAGGAGCTGCATTATCTGGAGGTATTCTTGGATTATCTGTTGGACAATCTGCAAACTCTAGCACACCTTCGTTTATCTCAGGCACATGGTCTACAAGCTTGACTTCTCGTGTAAATTCACCTGTTGCTTTAACAGTTAACGGTGTACCTGCAGGATCATTCAATAATGGAGATATCGTTATAATAGGTGGTCAAAATTACATAGTGTATATTGTATCTAACTGTATATAATCTTAAAAACCCTGTTTGTTGGTTTACAGGGCATCCCCTGGCCTTTCTAGGCTGGGGGTTTTTGTTTAAATTATAATCAAATTGATTATTTTCATTAATTAAATTAATTAATATATTTTTGGGAATATCAAAAATAGTTCTTACCTTTACAGTAATTTTAACCAAACTTAACTATATGTCTGGAAACCAAAGTCTGTTGGATCAACTTCAACAAATGCTACACTGGAAGAAATCAAAGAAATATTATGCTGAAAAGCTAGGAATTACAGAAGCAGAAGTTGATGAACTTCTTGCAGATATCAGAAAGAGGGAAGTAACAGAAATTGAGGCAGAACTAGGGAATTACATAGCAGATTTGGAAGATACGATAGTTAGATTTACAGAAGATATAGTTAAGGGTACAGGAGAGGTAGTAGCTAACTTATCTGAGGAAGTTAAGAGTTTAGAGGATCTTATTGAGAAATGTAAGATAGATACAGATAAATGGGAGATAACTAAATATGTGCAGAACTTCTGGGGAAATGCAGAACAACCTCACTGGCAAGTAAAAGCTTGGTTAGGTAAGAAGTCTTCAGAGCAAGTGTTTCAAGATAGCTTTGTAGACTTTTTAAGTTCATATGAGCCTGTAAGTCAAGACATTATGAGTCCTACGTTTGTGAGTGGTAAGGATAACGCAATGTTAGTTATCAACAAACAAGACTCTCATTTAAACAAATATGACATAGATGGTAATAATGATATTTCTTTTAGATTGGGTAATATTATCTACAAGGTGGAAACTATTGTTAACCAAGCAAAGCTTTCCAACAATTTAGAGCATATCACCTATATCATTGGTTCTGATGAGTTTAACAGTGAATACTCTGGTATGACTACCAAGGGCACTCCTCAGACAAACACTCACACATATCATGATTCATTTAAGTTTATCTGTGAGCATGAGATATTAGTAATTACAATGTTATTGCAGCATGCAGAGAATGTAAATGTGGTGTATGTAGCTGGTAATCATGATGAGTTTGCTGGATGGCATATGATCACTTGGTTACAAGCTTACTTCAGAAACATTGATAGATTACAATTTGATTGCTCTCCTAAGTATAGAAAATACATAAGTTATGGAACTTCAGCATTAATGTTTAATCACGGAGATGCTATTAAGCCTGCTAAGTTAGCAGCGTTGTTCCCAATGGAATTTAAAGATGGTTGGTCTTTTCATAGCAACTTCTATATATTCACAGGGGATAAACACCATGAAGTGAGTCATGACTTTAATGGTATTAAATTTTACCAAATTCCAGCATTCTCGAATGCTAAGAGTCTTTGGGATGATAAGAATGGTCACGTAATGTCTAAAGCTGAAGTGACTGGATTCTTAATAGAGCAAGGCTCAGGAATGACAAATATATTCAAACAGTATTTATAATGGCAACATTAAGAAAAATGGTCTCAGATATCCGTAGTATGACTAAACTCATATCTTCGGATAATCTTATTACAGACAGAGTGATAGCGTCTGAGATCAGAAACAACACACAATTATTAGTAAAACGTGAGGCAAACCTCAGAAAGCTTTGGGCTACTGACACTGTATTCACTACCATTCCTTGCTTAGAGCTTATTGAAGTTCCTATCTCTGAATGCTGTGGATATACAGATCCTTGTCAAGTGGCAAGAACTAAGTTTAAGATTCCTCGTATTTCTGAGGGAAACTACCAATACCTTATTCAAGGTGTTTGGTCTATTAATGCAATGGGTGGACAGGGAACTAAATTTAAAGAAGTTACAATTAACAGATACTTAAATTTATTACAGCTTCCTATTATTAAAAATGAGACTTACTATTGGATAGCTAATGACTATTTATATGTAAGCAATCCAATGTTAAAAGCAGTGAGAATTTCTGCTTTCTTTGAAGAAGATGTGCCAAATGATTTAATGTATCCAGAATGTGGATGTGGACCAGTACCAGTAGTTGTTAATGAAGACTATTGCAAAAACCCATTAGATAAAGAATATGCTTGTCCTGGTTATTTAGAACAGCAGGTGCTAACACTAACGACACAAAAGTTACTACAGACATACTTTAGAATTAATGATGATAAGACAGCAGACGCTAAAGATGATCAAGTAAGTAAAGTGTAATATGCGAACAAAAATAGACTGGAGAAGCTCCAGTAAAGAAAACTACAATAACTTCTGCAAGAAGAATCCTACGATCAAACTTTCATTTGATGAATGGAGAAACATTATATATCAATATAATGAGTCTTTCAAAAACTATATTTTAGAAACTGGAGAGAAAGCTAGATTGCCTTTTGGATTTGGAGAGTTTTCAATTAACAAGAAGAAAAGAAAGAAACTAAAAGATATTAACGGTAAAGAGTATGTTAACTTACCAGTAGACTGGAAAAAGTCTAAAGAGAAAGGTAAGATTATATACAACTTTAATTACCATACAGAAGGCTACTTCTTTGGATGGATGTGGTTTAAAGAGTCTGCTAGATTGAGAAATATAAATCTCTGGTACTTTAAACCCTCACGTGTAACATCTAGGTTACTTTCACACTACATAAAGACTAATGATAAATACCAGCACCTTTACAGGGAATGGAAAAATTAAAAAGAAATGTCATATTATTACAAGTACAACTTTGTTTCTCCTCAACCAGTTTATTCAACTGTTAAGGAAGAGTTAAAAAGTTATTTTGATACAGGTGCAGTAGATGATCTATTGTTCCCTACTTATTTAGACAAGTGTTTAAAGAAGTTAGGTAGAGCAACGTATGTCATCTCTGAAGAGATTTTGCATATAAATGATTTTGAAGCTAGACTTCCAGATAATTTCTATGCTGTAAGAGAGGCTTGGATGTGTACAGAGATACCATCTAACTATCCTATTCAAACAGCTAATTCTTTTTATTCTCAGGCAGCTAGTCAAACAACAATACAAGTGAGCCCTATCACTACAGGAACAGGCCCTTGTGTTAATCCTGTATGTAATGATAATAATTGCTCAGGACAGTGTATGCCTGAAATCATACAAGCTGTATATAAAACTAATCAGTCAGTAGCTAGAGCCTACAGAAATGAATACTTGCTTAAACCAGGTAACATCTCTGTAAGGAAGAACTGTGATGTAGAATATACCGATGCTTGGGAGTTCTACACTCCACCACCTCCAATTCATGAATTCACTCCTGGCTCAGCTAGTTATGATTCATTTGATATTAGAGATAACAAATTTGTTACCAACTTTAGAAATGGTACAGTTCATTTGATATTCTATGCTACAGAATATGATACTATTGGAAATCAAATGATTCCTGATAACTATCGTATTAGAGAGTATGTAGAACACTTTATTAAATATAAGGTGTTTGAGATGTTATCTAATCAGTTAACTGATGAAACGTTTCAACAGATACAATCAAAACTTGCTTATTATAAACAGCTATCTGATGAAGCCTTTATCATGGCAGATATTGAAATCAAGAAACAAGATCCTTGGACTAAGCAAAGAAGAATCAAGAATGATCTTAATAGATTCAATATGTATGAGTTACCTAATAGATCTTATAATGCTTACGGTTGGGGAAGAAATTAATAAATAATTATGGCTGAAGAACAACAAGGACAACAGGGAAATGTAAGGCAAGAATTCAATCTTGGTAGGGTTGGTTTAAACATGGACTTAACTGTTAATCAGATTGATAAAGGTAAGTTAACTTATGCCTTAAATGCCAATTTAGAAAACTTTGATGCTAGTTCTGTTAACTATCAGAATGAGCAAGGGAACAAACTTTGCCTAAACTTTCCTGATGGATATCAACTTATTGGTGAACACTTCATTCAAGAAAAAAATAAACACATATTCTTTTTAGCTAATCCTTTGACAGGAGGTTCTGAAATAGGATATATGGATAATAATGATTGCGTATACCGTAAGTGGATCAATGGCTTTTGCCTTAACTTTAAAGTGGAACATCCTATTCATAAGGCTGTACACAAGATTAGTAACTGTACAACTGAGGTGTATTGGACTGATGGATTTAATCCTAGAAGATTTATAGATTTAGAGAATCCTCCCTTTCTTACTCTATTTACAAATGATGTTATTTGCGATGAAGAAATTTTTGATTTAATTGATTGTAATAAGATAAAGGTACAGCCTAATTTCACTATACCAGAATTAAAAATCAATAGTGTTATTAATGTAGGAGATTTAACGGCTGGTACATACCAGTTTGCTATTCAATATTCTAGTGCAGTGGGTGATGCTTATACGTCTTACTATTCTGTTACTAACCCTGTTCCTATTGCTAATCCTCAACTTACCACAGCTAATTTTGATTATGCTGTAGGGAAATCTATTGTTATAGATATTAGCAATATAGATATAACAGGCTATTTTGAATATTATAACGTAGCTGTAATTAAAACTATCAATGGTGCTTCCACTGTAAATTTAGTGGGTACATATTTCATTGATGGAACAACGAACCAAATAACTTACTCAGGACAATTTAAAACAGAGATATCTTTATCAACTGCAGATATTCTTTTTAAGAATCCTTATTATGAGGTTGCTGAAGATTTAACCACTGTACAAGATGTATTAGTATGGGATAACCTAACTTCTATAGATAGAACTAACTATCAGAAGATTGCTAATCAAATTGACCTTTTCTGGGAAACATATAAAATGCCTGCTGGAGAAACCTATGCAGATTCAGTGAATGCTGCTAACTTGCGTGGGTACCTGCGTGATGAGGTGTATGCATTTGAAATTGTATTCATCCTTAAAAATGGTAAACAAACAGATGGTTTCCATATTCCTGGTAGGGTTGCTAACTTTAATGACTTAGTTGTAATTAATAAAGCTGACAATGCTGACTATATTGGAGAAGGAACATCAGCTCCTTATTGGAAGATATACAATACAGCATCAGTAATTGGAGATGCTTTAGGACCTAATATTGGTAATGCTACACCACACAAATATGGTCAGTTTGCATATTGGGAATCTACAGAAGACTATCCTTGTAATACAGAGGTTTGGGGAGATTTAGCTGGTCAAAAGATTAGACACCATAAGTTTCCAGACGTTCTTGTAAGTCCTATTTTTGAGAACCCAGAAATCACATATGTTGGAAATCGTATTATTCCAATAATGCAAAAAGCTAATGCCATTTATCCTATTGGTGTTAAAGTTGATACACAGCAGATTATTTCATTAATTAACACTTCTGATTTACCAGCTGAGCAAAAATCTGAAATAGCTGCATACAAGATTGTTAGAGGAAACAGAGGTACAAATCAATCTATTGTTGCTAAGGGTATTATTAGAAACGTAGGTCAATACACAAGAGATAATCCTTACAGTGTAAACCCTACTTACTATTATTATCCTAACTATCCATATAACGATATTAAGAAAGATCCATTCTTACTTCAAAGAAATAATGCATATAATTCTCAATGTCAAACATATCGAGTTAATGTAACTATTCCTGGTACAATGCAGATTACAGACTGCTATACTAATGAGCCAGTGACTATAGATATGACCACTCCAGTATACTCATTGACTGTTCCTATAGTAATTAGTGGTGCAGCTACATTTACGAATGTAACACTTTATTCTTACACATTAACTGTATATGCTGGAGCACAAACTTTTACAACCTTTAGTTATTTAAATGATCTATCTGAACTTAAAACTGAAACTGTAATTCTTGGATCTCCTGTTACAATAAATTCTATATCAATACCTCAACGTGTTTCAGGCTCTCAATTATATTCAATATTAGAAAATACTAATAATAAGAATGTGGATGCTTATCCAGACAATTTAGTTGGATTAATTGATAGTTCTAAATCTAGAATGGTGTTTAATTCACCAGAAACTTCTTTTGGACAACCTATATTAGGTAATGTTCTTAAATTAGAAAGTGCATTTTATGGTGCTGGTAGAGCTCATTTTGTACAAGTTAAAAACCATGCATTATACAAACTTATTAGTAAACAAGCTCAGGTAGATGCATTAAACTCAAGTTATAATATTGCTAACCTTACAGGTACGCTTGATGCAACAGCAATGTTTACTTGTTACCAAGCTTATCTACAGATCTACATTAATGGTATAAGTAGACAAAACTTTGCATACTCATTTAACTCTGTGGCTCAATATGATTATAATGCAGACATTTTAAATGAACAAGTTGGTATATACGGTATTGTAGGAGTTAAGCAAAGAGAACTTGATATTGCTCAATATCTTATTCCTGGTGTACAATCAGTAGGAGATATATATAATATTAATAATTTCCAAAGAGAATCTTCTGTTTATTTAAGAACATCAGTTAATTCAATTGAATTACCTTTTGCTGAAGAAACTCCATCATTGGTTGTTGCTGGACAAAGTATAATTACTGATGACTCAAGATTTACATTATCTGAAAGAGATAACTGTGGAGCTCCAGAGACACAAGAAGATATCAGTGTAGTTTCCTATTATGGATCTATTAAAAACATATTCCCTAACCAATGGGGACAAATGTATTCTTATCAAACTATTGATACAGGATATCAAATAAATTTTGATACTTTATCATCATCTCAACCAGATGTTGCGTTTGGTGGAGATACATTCATTGGTAGATTTGCATTTAAAACAAAGCTTCCTTTCTTCATTGATAATAGAGTGGGAGCCCCTGATGATAGTGATATATTCTATGATGAAATAGGAAACGTAGCATACCCACAATACTGGTATTCAGCTAGATCTATATTAAGTAACTTTAATGTGGGTACAGGAGGTAATGCTAGAACTTTAAAGAATATCATATCTGAGAAAGCTCACTATTTTGATTGTCCTAACGATTCTACATATGTAACAAATACATCCACCACTACTCTTACAAGTACTATAAATCCTTCAGGAAGTACAACTCCAAGTCCTACCACTTATTCTTATGATGGTAAAATGTACTTATTTGCTTATGGTATTCCTTACTTCTATGTGGAGAGTTCTATCAATGTAGACTTACGTCAAGCATTCAATAACTTAGAAGGTGACTTCTACCCACACGTGAGCTCAGGTATTCCTGACAACTGGTTACAACAAACCTTTGTTCCCATTGCTCTTGATAATACGTATACTTATAATGTAACTTATTCTAAACAGAATACAGAGAATGTAATCTCTCACTTACCTGTAGATTGGAGACCTGATTTATGTTATACAAACTATCCATTTAGAGCTATCTATTCTGAGCAACAATCATCTAATCCTAGTACAAGAGTTAACAGTTGGTTAACCTATACTCCTATATCATTCTTTGATTTCCCTCAGAATTTTGGTAACCTAACTTCATTAGATGGTATTCAGAATAAAGCTGTATTAGCTAGATTTGAGAATAAGTCATTGTTATACAATACATTATTAACAATCAATACAAGCAATCCTCAAGCAGCTTACTTGGGTAATCCTTCATTATTTAGATCTTCTCCTCCAATAGATTTTGCTGAAACAGATCTTGGATATGCAGGAAGTCAGAATAAATTCTTATTAAAGATTCCTCAAGGACAAATAACAGTGGATGCTAAGAGAGGACAGATATTCTTAGTTACTGGAAATCAAGCTATAGATATATCTTCATTTGGATCTGGTGTAAACAGATTCATGACAGACCACTTAGCGTTTGAGATTCTTAACTACTATCCTAATGCTGATACAGATAACCATTTCAATGGTATAGGTTTACATGGTGTGTATGATAGTAAGTATGATAGAGTGATTATCAGTAAGTTAGACTACATTCCTCAACCTGAATATATAGATGTTATTAAATATGAAGCCTCTACTAACAGATATTATATAGAGAACATCATAGGAACAGAACCATTAGAAACGGTAACAATAACTTATGTAGATCTTTCAGATATTAAATACTTCTGTAATAAGTCTTGGACTTTATCATTCAATGTGAATACTAAGAGTTGGGTGAGCTTCCATAGCTACATTCCTAACTTCTATATAGCTGAGAACAACTTCTTCTATTCTGGATTGAATGAAGGTTGTGACTTAGAAGCTGTTGCTTTCCATGAAATTACTACCACTACAACCAGTACTACTAGTACAACAACAACAATACAAAATTGTAACTTAAGTGGTACAGCAGTTTATGTTCCTGGACCATGTGATTATAATGGAACGGTGATATATGTAGATCCTTGTGCTGCAGAAGGTACAGCAGAAAACATGACTACAACTACCACCACTACTACAACTTTACCTTGTGAATGTTGGACTGTAGTGAACGAAGATGTGGTAACTATTAATTATACTGTAACGAATTGTGATGGAAGTACTATATCTCCAAACATATTACCTGGAGGTAAATTTAACCATTGTATTCAAGCTGGTTCTGTGATTACGGTTAATAGTCCAATAGGTGGATTATTGGGAGAATATAATTGTAATACAACTTGTTTAATATCTGGTACTTGTCCTGATTGTGAACCAACTACCACTACTACCACAACAACCACTACAACTCCACTTGATTTTACTATAGAGTATTTTTGTGGTGATGGTAATATAACTATTGGAGGAACTGCTCCAACTGGTGGAACAGGTCCTTATGAATTTGGAACCACTTTCTTCTATTTAGAATCAGCAGCACTAGCTAATACTAGCTGGGTTGCAGCTTCTTCAATTTCTTATGGTGCTGGTACAGAAGATGGTACGTTCTGGATTGTAATGAAGGATTCAGTGGGAACTTTAAAAGCTAAGAGTGTAACAACTGCATGTAATCCAACTACTACAACAACAACAACCACAACTACTTTAGTTAGCTATAATGGTATTGAATGGTTCTGCGATTTAGAAAGCTGTACAAGTGGAAACTTGTGGCTTATTAATTTCCCAACAGGATACACTCCAATATTAGGTAAATTCTATGTAGATAGCGTAAATAATAAAATATTTAGTGCATATTCTGAACTTCCTTACACTCCAGTTGTAGGATTTCCAGTTGGCAGTACACCTTATGATACATGTGTAGATGCTTGTGCAGCACCTCCAACAACTACCACTACAACATCAACATCTACCTCTACCAGTACAACCACAACAACTACTACTGTTATAACAGACTATTATTATTATGAATTACAATCATGTACCACTTCAGAAACTGCAAATGGTTATAGTATTTACAGCAGTCTAAGTGGTGTAGTTGTAGCTGGTCCTGCTGATTGTTATTCAATTGTTTCACAAGTAGGTAGTGGAACATTACCTTTAGGTGTTGATTTAGATGTATTAGTTAATGTAACTTCTTGTTTTGATCCTTCGTGCGTTTCATAAAATATAAAATAAATGGCTAAAGCAATACTTATAAAATTAACAAAAGCTGGAACTAGAACAGGTCCATTTGATATTATTGATCAATACGGTGAAACATTGGTTACAGGTGTAACTAAGGAAGAACTTATTGCTGGATATTCATTAAATGTAGACAATAGTTCCACCATGGTTGTATTGCGATCCACTGGAAGATGTCATACAGAAATAGAAATACCTATAGTAGAAGCTATCAAATCAGAGATAGCTATGGTAACTTATACACCTGTGGATACAGGTAGCATGTGGACACATCTAAAAGACTCAACTAGTTATAATAAATATTATGATAATATAGAGCCTTATGTAATAGAATACCCATTTGCCTATCAGTCATATGACGAAATCCTTCAGAATGTTAAGGATTACACCAGAGCAGTTACCTATCTTCCTAGCACAACTGGGTTTGATAATGATAATGCTACTGTAGAAGTGAATGGTTATTTCAATAAGGCTATTTTATATAATGGTCAACAAACTTCTGGATTGCTATTGTTAGTTCCAAAACCTTTACGTAACTTGCAACAATATCTAACATACCCAATATATAATATTGATAGTAAAACTATCACTTATAGCAAGTCAGATAATTTCTATCAATATAATACTTTCTGGGGATTAGTTAAAGATAAAACCTTACCTTTGTTTAATACTACTTGTGAGTCATTATCTATAGACAAGGTTCTAAATCAAGCTAATATGGATTATGGAAAAAGATCATATAAGAAAGAACCTCTAAGAGCTAAGTTCTTAAAGGTTAGACATATACTAGATGACAGATCTGATTTGCATCTAATTAGTGGATTTATTGTTACACCTGCTCAAATATCTTATAAGTAATGGCTAAGTGGTTAGACAAATATGAACAAGGGGGTTTAGTCTTAAAAAAGAAGACTAAGGATAACTATGGTAAAAAACCTAACCCTAACAATGTGCAAGCATCTGTAGGTCCTGATTTTGTGGGTATGGGTAATAACACCAAGGGTAGAAACTATTCTCCTGCATGGGGTGGACAGTTTCAGGATGGTGGGTTCTTACAACCTACTAGTTCCAAGTTACCAGAAGGATATGTAATACCATATAATACTCCTAGCACTGAATTAGCTATGTCTATAGGTGGAGAAAAAGGAGAACCAGCTTATTTAATTCCAACATTTAAGTATGGTAAACCATTAAAAGATCCTGTTGCTGAATTTAAGAAGACAGGTGAACATCTTGGTGGTCCATTTAAAACATGGCAAGAAGCTGAGAAGTTTGGTGAGATGAGACATAAATATGTAGAAAAAGGAAAAAACATTCCTTCTCCTTATAAGTGGTGGGATGAAATGCAAAATGGTGGAAAGAAAAAGAAAAAGAATATTGAAGACCAAATGGAACGTTGGTTAGGTCATCCTATGCAGAAAGCTGAACAAGCTACAGATAGATATGCAAAACCAGGAGAAAAACAAAGAGATAATATTAGACATTCAATGGCTGGTAGATTTACATCTGAAGCTATTCAAAATAAATTATATAATATTCCTGGTATATCTCAATTAGCTGGATTTATAGGAGCTAGTGCTGCAGGGCTTGGTCATGAATTAATTAAGCCTAATAGAGGTTCAGCAAAACGTCCTTACAGTTGGTATTATACTGTAAGAGAAGGAGCAGAAGATCAGTTTAATAATATGGTAGGTGCTGCTATAGGATCTACTCCATTCATTAATAAAGATCAAAAAGATAAAGTTATTAAATATTTATCTGATCACAATATGCTTACTGATGGATATATAGGTAAAGATAACATTTACAGAAAGCATGGTATGAATAAAAAACTTCAAAATGGTGACACTCTTTCTGAAGTAACTGTAAAAGCAAGTAAAAAACGTAAAGATAATGTACTACTTCACGATCCTCAAGATTATGAAGGAGGACATAAATATTCTTTAAAGAAGACAGTAACACCGTATAAATCTAATAGACAGATTAGGTTAAACACTGAAGCTGTAGATAATCCAAATGATATAGATTTTCTTTATAACTATAGACATACAGCAGACAATACTATGGATGAAACAGCTGTACCATATGAAGGAGATAGACATTGGAATATAGACAGATTTATTACAGATCCAGCATTTGGAAAAGGTTATGGTAAACTTGAATCTGCTGATAATTCGATGGAAGCAGAGAGAAGGAATGTATTAGCTGATATGTTTAAGTATCAGATGTACCAACATCCAGAACAATCTAGAGGTAAGTCATTTAGACAAGCTAAACGTTTTGTAAGAAAGGAAATAGATCCAAGAGTGAGTGGACCATATTTTCAAAGCTATATGAGAGAGGGAGTTTATCCACCTGGTACTGGTGGTTTAACTACATTCACTAATAATAATCCATTCTTTGCAGCATGGGAAAATATGCAATGGGAAGAAACTCAGGGCAATAAAGAATATCGTAAAAACCCATGGGATGAAGCTAAGGTAGAAGAAGTGGCAAAAGACTACTTAAGAAATATAAAAAAGCTTTCTAGAAAAGAAACTAATGAACAAATAAAGAACTGGAAAACTGAAGCAAAATCTAAAATAGAAAATTATTATAAACCAAGTACTGTAATAAACTCTGATACTCCAGCATTCTATTCTACTGGTGATGATCAAAAAGATTATGGTTTGAATTATCCAGAAGAAGCAGCAAAATCTTATTTTGATTTATTAAAAGAAAATAAAAAAAGTCAACTTCCTAATAAAAAGATTGCTATGGGTGGATCTATTCCAGGTGCTGTAGGATTCACGTACGCACGTACAGCTGGAGCTGCTCCTAGTAATGGTAAATATGCTAAGAAGACTAAAGCTAGTGCTCAGGATGGTAAACAAGTTGTAGATAATAGTGTGTTATTAAATTTTGATACTAGTGATCCAGCATTTGGTTATGTTAAAGAAAGTAACTTTGTTAACTTTGATCCAAAGAACTTTGAAGGCATAAAGCAAAATATGGCAAGATACATGAACTCTCCTTTGTATATGGAGAGACTTTCTAAAAGTATACCTGATCAAGAAGTTGCTAAAGATGTACAAAAACAAAGACTTGATAACTTGTTAAGTGTTAAACTTAACCCTAAAACTGGAGATCAAGGTACATATTATAATCTTCTTCAGAATCGTGTTAATCTTGGTGCTAATGATTTTGTTGATAATCCATCAATAGCTCACGAAGTTGCACATGGAATAATTCCAATCACTAATGCTAGTTATGGAAAGAAAAACTTGCTTTCTAAAGCTGCTATTGCTATAGGTGGTTTATTTCAACCATTTGAAAAATTTACTGAAAGTGAATTAGAGAAAATAAATAGACCTTTAAGTGGTAGAGTTACTGCTCCAAATGAGATTTATCAAAAAGCTATTCAAGAAGAACATTATGCACCACAAGGAAGCAAAGCTTCAGCAAGAACTGCAGCTGGTGAGACTTATGGAGATTTAACTGGAATGAGACAGCTTCTACTTGATAATGGTATAACTACAGAGTTTGGACAAGAGTTAACTCCTGAGATGTTTCAGAAAGCTTTAAAGAATCCAAAGATTTCAAATGAGCCTGTATTCCAAAGAATGAAGCTCAAGTTTAAAGATGAGGACATTATCAAGATGAACAATGAGGTGGCTCAACTTAACAATGCAGCTCCTCTAACTCAAGCTCAAAATGGTAAGGAGATGAGATTCTATCAACAAGGATTAGACTTCACTCCTAAGAATATAAGTAAGAATGGTTCTGTGATAAAGGATGATATGGGACAATGGGCACACCCAGGTGAGATAACAGAGATTAACTCTAATGATATCACTATGGAAGGTGTAGATTATCCTGTACTTGGTATATCTGATACAGGTGATACAAAGCTTATGCAACCTGGTGAAAACTATAAGTTTAAGGGTAAGAAGGTTACAGAGTTCCCAATGATGAAGAATGGTGGATGGCTAGATAAGTACACTCCTAAAGCTCAAGATGGTGAAAATATTCCAGAAGGAATGACATTACCTACAGTTACTGTTACTTCTAGTAAACCATCAATGTGGGGAAAGTTTAATCCTGCTCAGTATGAACAGAACAATAGAGAAACTCTATCTCAATGGAACCCTAAACCTGGGGAAATAGAAGCAATGACAGCAGCAGAACAAGCTAGAAAAGATGAAGAGGATAGCTGGTATAATAATAGACGTATTAAAAGTTTACGTAATAGTGCTTTTGCTGATTGGAAACCTTATGCTATTGCTGGTGGAATAACAGCTGCTCCAGCTATAAGTAGTGCTTTAGGTTTAGGATCTACTGCTGCTGCTTTAGCTACTCCTATTGCAGGTGTACCAGGACTTACAGGTGCTAATATTCTTAATGCTGGATTTGCATATCAAGGACTTAAACACGTTCCTGGTGTAGCAGAAGATTGGAAAACTGCTGTTAATGATCCTAGTTTTGGAAGTGTAGGAACTGCACTTTTAAACACAGGGTTAACAACTCTTGATGTGTTACCATTTGCAGCAGAAGTTATGAAAGGAGCAAAATATCTTAACAAATTAAACAATGCTGCTAATATTTCTAAAGAAACACCTGTTATCGATGACATGGGTGAAATAATTAATGCAGCTCCAATAGAAGAGTCTGGATCAAGATATTTATATAATCCAGTTACTGGTCAAACTTTACAATATGATGTAAATGGAAATATAATAAGTAGTAGTAAAAAACTAACAAAAGCAGAAATAATAAAACACAATAAAAATATGAGGAGTATTCAACATCCAGGATACACCCCTCCTCCACCAAAAGGAATGGAACCATATTTGAATAGTGAAATAAATTGGGGAGCATGGAATAGTGAAATTCCTAAGAATCAAGAGTTGATGAGAGAGTATGCTGCTATAGAACAAAATGCTAAACAATCAGGCACATGGATGAAGAATGCTGATGGTACTCCTTTCACTTTACCAGATGGTAAGTTAGGAACTCCTGAACAGTTTGTACAAATGCAAAGTAAGAATTTTAAAAAAGCATTTCCTGAAGGAGTTGATATTACATATAGAGGAGATGCTGAACATTACCCAGCATTAAGACCAGAAAACAGTCCTTTCTTTGGTAAGTCTATATTTACAGCAAATGAAGACCTTGCTAGATTTTATACACCAAAAGGTCCAAAAGCTGAATACTTTACTCCATTTGAACCAACTGCTCAACAAAATTTAGAAAATTATATAGCTAAAAATTTTAAACCTGGTTATACTGTAGAACAGTTTTTAAAAGACTATCCACAACTTTCTGGAGGAGTGGCTGCTACAGAAACAGCAGGATTGCATCAGTTGGCTATTCCAAAAACTAAAAATGTATTAAATTTTAATGCTGCAGGACAGGACTTTTCTTTATTGTCAGATCCTGCTGTATACAAAAAATTAACAGAGGAAGGAATTATTCCACACAACAGACCTACAAAAGGAGTTTTTGATACAGATAATATTGCTGAATATATAGAAAAAGCAGGATTAGATAGAGCTGTGATTCAAAATGTAGATGATGGATCTATCGGTAATGTGTTAATTCACAATCAACAACCTGGTAAATTTGCTAAATCATTGAGAGGTAACAGTGGTATGTTTGATATGAATAATCCAAACATATACAAAGCTCTTATTCCTGCTATAGGGGTTGGAGCATTAAAAAAGATAATTGATTCTAAGGAAGAAAAGAAAAACGGTGGCTGGTTAAACAAATATAAATAAATCATACAAAAGTTCAATATGAAAGATCAAATCTTAAAGATCGCTAAAGTAAAGTCTGAAAAGGAATTCTATAAGAAATATCCTACAGAAGAAGCGTTTATGAAAGCTCATGGTAAAGCATTTAAAAAAGCTGCTATGGGAGCTAAAATGGTAAATGACCAGTTGCACCAACTAACTGATTTTGGTAATCCTCCTATAGCACAAGTTGGTGCATATGTAGGTGGGCAACCAGATAAGTCTTTTAGTCCTATACAGTTTAATGATATATTAGCTAACATGAATGCTATTAACTCTGGGATTAGTAGAGAAGATCAAATAAGGCAAGAAGCTGTAGCTAAAGTTAATCCACAAGCAGCTCCTCAACGTGGAAGTGATCCTGGAATATTAGCAGAGCTTCCTGGAATTGTTAAAGAATTAAAAAGTGGTGGACGCAAGTTAAAGAAAGGACGAAGCGGTCTAGATGCTTTTGGTGTTGGACAAATGTTAGGAAAAGCATTTGAACCAAAAGGTGGTGTTGGTACTGGACTAGTGGATGCATTTAGTAAGAAAGGAACTGGTCAAGGTATGTTAGATGCTAGTGCTAATTTATTTAAAAATCCAAAAACTGGAAAAGGAATTGGATTTAAAGCTGGATTAAAAACTCTTGGTGATTCAGGTAATTTAGGAACTATTGGTAAAGCTGCAGGTGTTGGTTTATTAAATGCTGCTCCTCAGATATTACAAGGAGTTGGACAACTTAATGAGCAAAAGGCTAATATTACAAAAGCTAATCAATTTGCACAAATTAGTGGTGTAACAGCTCAAGCTGCTGAATCTCAACCTGAAGTACAAAAACGTAGATACATTAGACCTGAAGATAGTTTAGTACAACCTGGACAAGCAGGAGATCCTCAAGGAACAGGTACAAATTACTTATCTGCTGAAGATGGTGCAATGATTAGTGGTAATCCTACAGAGATTCAAAATACATATGCTCCTGAAGATATATACGTTGGTCTTGGGTATGAGCCTTTGAATGAAAGTAATCTTAAACAATATGCTCGTGGTGGTAATATTCCTACAGCAGAGTTTGGAGAATACTTCCAAAGCTCTGGTCAAGCTTCTATTGGTAAAGGTATAGGTTCTGCTGTTGGAAGTATATTTGGACCATTAGGTAGTAAGGTGGGTGGATTCTTAGGTGGTGTAGCTGGTAACTTATTAGGTGGTGTAAAGGATGCTAGAGAATTACAACACTATCAAGATATTGGTAGACAAAATACAGAAAGAGCTGCATGGGCACAAGGAGCAAGAGCTTTACAATCACAGAATTCAGCATTTATGAAAGATGGTGGATATGTAGATGATGAACATGCATGGGTGAGCAATAGCTGGCAACCTCAAGTGATTACCAAGTTTGGTGAACATAGTATGAAAGATTTGTTAAAACCTCCACATGATGCTGATATGTTAAGAGCTGGTGGTACAGTTGGAGATGATTATTACACTCCTCCTAGTGCAAGAGCTTTGTCTACAGAAAGACCAAGTTTTGCTATGGGTGGTGATTTACAAACTACATGGGGTGGTAAAGCTGAACCAATGTCTTACAATCCTTATTTACCAGGTACAGGAGAAACTGTAATGTTTAGAGGTCAGTCTCATGATGAAACAGATGGTAATGGAAGAAGTGGTATTGGTGTTAAATACGGTAGTGGTGGAATGGCAGAACATGCTCAAAATGGTGCTAATGAACCAGCTGCTGATGTTGAAGTGGAAAGAGGTGAACCAGCTATGGAATTAATAGATCCATCAACAGGAGAGAAAGTTTTAAATGTTGCTGGTAATATGATAATCCCTTCTTATGGTGTAAAAGAAATTGGTGATAAGAAAGCTAAGGGTAAGAAGTTTAAACACTATGTTGCTGACTTAAGTAAGCAAGAAGTTAAACAAAACAAAACTATTGAAAAAGCTACAGAGTTAGTGAACAATGCAAATCCTAATGATCCATTTGACCAACTATCTCTAAATGCTGGCAAAGCAATGATTATGGGAGCAAATCTTAAATTAAAGGATATAGCTGATAAGAAACAAAAAGCAGCTATGGTACAGAATGCTATTCTTGATACAGCAGAGGAATTTGGTGTAGAGAGTGATGGTTTGGCTAAAGGTAAGTTAAGAGCTATCAAAGACCCTGCTATTGGTAGAGATGGTAAGAAAATAAAGAAAGCTCAATCTGGAAAAGGTATACCTTTATTAAGTGCTGTAAACACTCCTGGATATACTGTTCCTGAATTAGGGGCAAAAATAAAAATACCTTACGATTTTCCTTCTCTTCCTAATTATCCTGCTCCTATCACAGGTGGAGTTCCTCCATTCTCAGATGCTGTAAATGCTCCAGCTGCTCCTTTTACAGGTTTAAGATTGCCTAACTTTAGTGCACTAAAACAAAGAACAAACACTCCTTATTCTCCAAATTATATAGATATTGCAAAAGCAGAACGTCCTAGAATTCCAGCTATTCCAGCAAAAATTGATATAGCTGAAGCAAATAAAAATATAGCTAACTTAGAAGCATTAACACCTACTAAGAGTGAAGAAAGTACTGATTGGGAAAATCTTGCAGATACAGCATTAAGTATGTATCCTTTCTTTAGACCTACAAACCAAATGCCTCTTGATCCTGATCAATTAATGGGTGAAATGTATGCATTAGGTAATAACCAATTGCAACCAGTACAGGCTCAAACATACCAGCCTCTATTAGATCAACCATATGACATATCTCTACAAGACCAATTAAATGCTATTGATGCTCAAGGTAGAGCTGCCATTTTAGCTAGTGGGGAAGATCCTTCTGCTCAATCTGTCATATTGGCTCAGGTGGCTGATCTTAAGAATAAAGTTTTAGGAGAGCAATTTAGAATGAACCAAATGAATAGAGCTGCAGTTTACCAAGCTAACAGACAGGCTCTTAACCAAGCTCAGTTACAAAACTTAGGAATCCTTGATACTCAATACGTTAGACAAGAAACAGCTCAGTCTAAAACTAAGGCTGAAGCAGCTGCTGCTCTTAATTCTATTGCTGACAAGATTGCTAAAAACAAGTTGGAAAACAGAACATTAGGTGTTATGGAGAATATGTATAACTATAGATATGATCCTCAAGGAAGAGCTTATAGCATTAATAATCCTTATCAATGGTATACTCCTACTGTATCTCCAACAGATCCTGATTTAACAGACAACCTTCTTAAGGATGGAACAGTTCCTGTATATGATAATAAAGGAAACATTATGGCATACAAGGTGATTCAACCTACTAAAGCACCTAAGTCTACTAAAAAGAGAAACGGAGATATTGTTAAAGCTATTAAAAACCTATAATCAAACTAGTTATACCAAATTAACAAAATTCATTATTGTTCTTGGTATTTCTAATATTTTAATTTACATTTGCTAATTCTTATATTATGGCTTCATTTACCGATCAGATATCACAATTTAATCCTTACGTACAGCAGTTACCTGTTGATGCTATGGTCCAAGTGGGCATGTACAAGCAACAACAGTATGACCAAGGTGTGCAAAAGATTCAAAGCTATATGGATAATATAGCTGGGATGGATGTTTACAAGAATGAACACAAGCAATACTTACAATCTAAACTTAATGAATTAGGTGGAAAATTGAGAACTGTGGCTGCTGGAGACTTTTCTAATCAACAATTAGTTAACTCTGTAGGGGGTATGGCTAATCAAATAGTTAAAGATCCTATTGTTCAAACTGCTATTTATTCTACCCAGGTAGTTAGAAAAGGAGATGCTGATAGAGAGCTGGCTGCTAAAGAAGGTAAATCTAGTCCTAGTAATGATGATTATTGGAATGAACAAAAAACTACATGGTTAAATGACAAGAGTCTTACCTCTCCTTTTTCTGGTAAATATATAGAATATTGGGATGTGGATAAAAAGCTTTTAGATAAAGCTAAACTTATAATGGAGCATCCTGATGAATATGTTGCAGATAATCCTTGGAAAAGAGATGATAAAGGTAATACATTATACTTTGGAACAGAGGTGGTTAAAGATCCTAAGGGTAATGTAATAAAAGGTAAAGATGGAAAGCCTGTAACTCGTCAAACTGTTTCTACAGATCCTTCTAAAGGAGAGAGACAAGTAGATGATGCTATGCTTAAGATGTCAACAAAAGGTACATCTGCTGAAAAATTATATAATAACTTCTTGGATAGCTTAGATAGTAGAGATGCTCAACAATTAAGAATTGATGCTCGGTATAAATATAAAGGTATTAAACCTGAAGCATTTACCAAAGATGTTATTAATATCTATAATAATAAAAAAGATTTCCTATCTCAAGAGATAGTAAACTTATCTGTAGCTTTAACAAATTCAAATTTAACTGCTGTACAACAAGGTGCACTTAAAGCTAGATTGGCAGATCTTCAAGAACAAGAGAAATCTGGACAGCTAGATAAAGATTTAAATGCTACATTAGAAGCACTTAAAGATCCTGCAACATTAGAGAAATATAAAGCAGACATGTACACTCAAAAACATTTGATGAACATGGCTAATGACTTAGCTTACAAAAGCTATAAACAAGAAATTTCATCTAATCCATACGCTCAAATGTTTATGGAGAGACAAAAATTCAATCTTGCTAATAGAGAATTTGCTGATGCTAGTGCTAGAGGTTGGGCTAATATTGATCTTGCTAAACAAAGACTTGCTTGGGACCAAGAATCATTTTGGATAAATTATAAAAAAGAAGAAGAAAAAAATAAAAAACCTGGAACGGTAGTAGTACCTGGTCAACTTCCTACAGGTGGAGATCCTCCAACTTTAGAAAGTCAAACAAAAGTTCTTGTAGATAAAGCAAATGCAATCACAGCATTAGATAATACTTTTGCAGATAGATTATTTCCTAAATTGAACGCTAAACAAAGACAAGCAGCATTTGCTAAATTGATAAAAGAGTATGAAATAAATCCTAGAAAAAATTACAGCCCTGATGAAATAAAATATCTAGAGCAACATAGAATAGCAGTTGATGAATATACTACACAAGCTAATTTAGTAACTACAGCTCAACAAAAAACTGAGGAATTTAAAAATAAAGAACTAGCAACTAAAGTAAAAGGAGTAGGTAACTATTCAGGTTTTGATATTGCAGATGCAACCATTGAGATGGACAAGTTTAAAACAAACATTGTAGGTCCTGGTGCAGGTTATGGATATCGCACAGATGCTGCAATTGCTCATTTTAAAAATTATAAAGGAGGTAAATATTTACCATTGTTAGAAGCTAATCTTGGAAAATTTAAGTTTTCTCAAACTCCTGAACAAAAGAAATTGGTAAGTGCTATTGATGAAGCTAGAAAAGTTACAGCTAGTATAGCTCCAAAGATAGCGGAATTTACAAGCAATTATTTAGCTAAACATAATCCAAAGTCTCTTGTTCAGTTTGAAGGTCTCAATCCAGCAGATGCAGCTACTAATGATGCTATTACTAAGTTTCTTACTATTGCAGCTAAAAATGAATTAACTTCTGGTGGAAATAAAGCACAGACAGCTTTAGGATGGATGACAGGTGCAGATGGTGCTAAAACAAGATTTGGATTAGAGAAATCTAAAGACGGTACTACACAAATGGTTGTTATTAATCCTACTGGAAAAGATCACGTTGCTATTTCTATGGGACCAGACTCAAGACCTTTATTTCCTCAAATATTAGAAACTAGTTCATTTAGTAGATATAAAGATATAATTTCAACTTCTCCTAATTTCACTACAAATACAATAAGTGCAAGATCTCCTCAAGTGGATAATAGTCATGCTGTAACAGCAAGAATAACAGGGTTTGATCTACCTGGTTTAAAGAATTCAAAAAATGCTCAATTTGTTAGAGTTGATGTTGAAGGAGATAACGACAATGATGGACAATTAAAAACTGATGGATATAGTGTTATCATGTATGCTTTTGACCCAAGTAAAAACGTTTGGAAAGGTAAAAGAATTGGTAATAGATATATTCAAGAAGGTGGTGTGGTAAATGTACTAACTGCAATATCTGACGATACCTATAATGAAGCAATAAAAACCTGGAAATAGTATGGCGAGTTTAACAGACGAACTAATGAATGATGAACGTTTATCAATGGATCCTAATTTAGGGAGTCCTGTTGTGCCTATAGGATCTCCTGAAACATTACCTCTAGACATACGTGAGGGTGGTGGTCCTATGAATATTCCTGTAAGCCGCAGAGGTTATAGTATTGCAGAATTAGAACAATTGGGTCAAATGCCTGGTCCTGGGGGATTTGGTCAAACTTTTGGATATATTCCACAAAGTGAACTTCTTGCTAACCAACGCTATCCTGTATATGGTAGAGATCTTGGTGACCTAGAAGACATTAATGCACAAACACAATCTTGGTATGGTAACCTTGCAAGAGGTGTAATTAAAGGTGTTGGTAAAACTGCTGGTACATTTGCTCAAAGCTTAACAAACATTCCTAATACAATTTCTGCAATTAAGAATCGTGATATAAGTAAACTATCAGGAGATCCTGATGGATATGAAGGAGTTATTGATGGTTGGATGAATAACTTAGATAAGTGGATGCCTACTTATCAAAGTGCATATGCTAAAGCTCATCCATACATGTCTGCTATTCCTTTCACTAAAGGAAGTTCTTACTTCTGGGGTGAAAAATTTATACCTAACTTAGGTTTCATGGCAGGTAGTGTTCTTGGTGCTGCTGCACAAGATGTTGCTATAGGTCTTGTGACAGAAGGTATTGGAGAAATTCCATTAGTGGCTGCTCAAGTTGGTAAAGCTAGTTTATATTTAAATAAGCTATTTAGTGCTGAAAGTGCAGTGGGTAGAGTGCTTGGTGCAAAAAACCTTTCACAATTAACTAGACTTGAAAATTTAGCAACAGACTTAAATAAGAGTGAGAAGTTTATTCTTAATATGAATAAAGCAGCTCAATTAGCTGCAGCAGCTAGAGTGAGTAATGGGTTTAGATATGGTATGGCTATATACGGTTCTTCTTTAACAGAAGCAGCTGTTGAGGCTAGAGAGGGCTATAGAAAGATTAAAGATGAGTTGATCAATCAATATAAGTTTGAAAACTTTAACGAAGAGCCAGATGCTAAAGCAATGCAAGAAATAGAGAATTATGCTAGAGCTGGTATGAATACTAGATTTGGTATAAACATGGCTCTCTTGACAGCATCTAATACATTGATGTTTGGTAACCTTTATAAATCAATGATTGCTGGAGGTGCTGGTCCTGTTGCTGGTGGTTTACAACAAGGTATAGAAGGAGCAGGTAGAATAGGATTACAAGAAGGTAGTCTTGATGTATTTGAAAAGAAAGTTGCAAGTACATTTGCTGGAAGAGTTTGGGATAATATTAGACCAACTGTTTCTACAATGTTTTCAGAAGGTGTATTTGAAGAAGGTGGACAGTTTGCTGCAGAAAAAGGAACATATGATTACTATACAAGAAAGTATAAAAATCGTAACTATAAAGAAGGTAGAGATGAGTTAAATGAGGTTATCAAGTCTACTGTGTATGGTATGAACCAACAGTTTGGTAGTCAAGAGGGTATTGAGAATATGTTGATTGGTGCTCTTACAGGATTAGTTGTAGGTAGTGGTCAACGTTTGTATGATAATTATAAAGGAAAAGGTGCAAATGCTAGATTAGCTAATGCTATTAATATTGTTAACAATGTAGGACTTACTAATACATTGAAACAAATGTACGACAGTACATTAACATCAGCTGCTATTGCTAAAGAAATGGAAGAAGCAAATAGGTCTGGTGATGTATTTAAATTTAAGAACTTACAAGATGATCAATTCTTCAACTTTGTACAATCACGTATTCCTGGTGGAATGCATGATGTAACAATTGAGCAATTGAAAATGCTTAAAGATCTTAAGAAAGAAGATTTTGAAAGATTATTCCAATTAGATTGGAACTCTACAAATAAAACAACTGTAGGTGAATATGTAAATAACTTAATTGCTAAAGCAAATGAGATTAAGTCTACAGCGGATATGATTAGCAACAACTTAGTTAATCCGTTTAAGAATAACCCTAAAGTTAAAGATATAAGCAATCCTAGTGAAGAGGAGTTAAATTCAATATTTGAGGCAGATAACTACAATAAGTTTGAAAATTATAAAAACGATCTAACTTATTATGCTGTTACAACTAAAAATGTAGCTAATAGACTGAATGCAATTCAAAATTCTGTAAATGAAATTAATCCTTTAATTAGTAATAATACACTTAGTCAACTTACTAGTGATAAAAGATTAGAAGAACTACGTGATTTTTATGAGCAAAAAGCTAGTAACTTAAACAAAACAATTACTGAGTACACTACTCCTGCTGATAGAAGATTAATTAAAGATCAAGTTAAAGCCTTACGTACAAACTCTGAAAGAATTAATTCTTTATTAGTAGATAATAAGAACGATAAGATATTTGAGGCATTGTTGAACTTTGAATTAAATGGTCAGGATGCAACTAAAGATGATTTAGTTCCTGTTGGTAGTGCTGATAAGTTAATACAATATGGTGTTGATATTAATAATTTAAACAGAAGAAGAAGAGATGCATCTAACGCTTTTGATGAATTAAATACCAAAGAAGGTTTCCAAAAGTACTTTGATCAAGCTGATGAAGTAGCTAATGATCTTGCTGATCAAGTTGAAGAAGATGAAAAAGCTGATGAGAAGAAGCAAGAAAAAGAAGAAAAGGGTGTAGAACAACCAAAGGCTGAACGACTTTATAGTTTTGTTAATAAGGGGGGTCAAAGAGAAGATGTACAACAAGGAAGAGAATATGTAAACATTAGTCTTGATAAGGCTAAAGTAGATAAAATTGATGAGGACAGATATCAAGTGACTGCTCCTAGTGGGGAAGTTGCATTCTATAAAACAGAAACAGCTGCAAATAACGCAGCTACTGATATTAATGATGACTTATCAGATTTCCGTAGAGTTAAGATACTTGCTGTAAATCCTGATGGTACTATTAAGGTGGAAGATATCAATGGAGATATTCAAAATATTAGTACTGATAAGTTAACTGGATATGAAAAGGTTCAAACTGAACAAGAGAAGTTACAGAAGTTTTCTGATGATATAAACAAAGAACAAGCTGAGATTGAACTTAACTCTGGTGATGTTGCTACAGTTGATTCATCTGTTGTTGTAAATTTAGATGAAGGTAAATTAATAGATGCCAATATACTATTTGAAACTACTATATCTGAATATGAAGGAGATAACTTTGTACCTAAACCTCATCAGGCACGTGCTATTGAGTTCTTAAATAATGTTGGTGGATTTGCTAACAAAGCTAGAATCAAAGCTATTCTAGTTACTCCTAACCAAGAAGACGCTCTTGGATTAACAGGATTAAGTGAAATACAATTTAGTAAACCTAAAGCTGAGATTGAGAATCTTACAAATGTAGATCTTGGATTTGTAGCTGCTGTATATGTAGAACAAGATGGTGATAATGTTTACTTTGTAGATAAAGAAGGTAAGCGTGTTGCTAAAGTGGGTGAGAAGATGGATATGAGCAAGGTAGTATTTAACGCTATGCGTACTACAAGTTTAAGATATGCTGATAAATCTCCTAGATATAGAGCTGAGCAAAAAGCATTAGCTGAAGCTAAAGCTGCTGGATGGAGAGTTAAGAGAGCTGAGTTATTTGCTGCACCTGGATATAAGGTGTACAATTTCACAGTGTCTAATGGTATTCCTGTTACTGTTCAAAATGAAAGAAACAATATTAGTGATGCATTAATCCCTAAAGCTGTAATATCTACACAAGAAGGATTGATTCAAGTATCTAGCAGCGGATTTATATTCCATAAAGGAAAGCAAGTTAAAGTTCAAATTGGACATCCTTACATTCAATATAACGATACACTACAAGGTGTAAGAGGTAGAACCTTTACAGCTAAAGAAGCTAAAGGTGTATTTGAAGTTTTAAAGAAAATCTCTGAAGAAGTTAATAATCAATTAGCTGCTGGTAAACCAATCAAAATCAATAGGTTATATTCTACATATTTGCAGAATGTATTGTATTGGAAGAGTAAGGGAGCTAGTGGTGCTAATCAAATCTTTATTAACACTAACACGATGAATCTTGAGTTAGGTAAAGAAAAGTATGACCTAACTAAGATTGCTGAAGCAGAAGATCAAATAGTTGATCAATTAAAAACAGTGTATCAAAACATCAATAGAGATACACTTACTAAAAAATTCCACGATAAATTCTTAGAACCACATATTGGTCCTGATGGCAATTTAGTTATCAGTGAGTGGGATAATTATCAAACATATTTATTGGCAGATAAGTTTCCTGATGGGTCTTCTAGATCTATTAGTGAAACTCCTTTGTCTACAAACGTAGCAAAGATTACAGATGCTGTTCCTTACAACTTCAAACAAAGATATGCTATCCTAGAAGGAATGGAACTTCCTGAGGTAGTAGTTAAACCTGTTGCTCAAACACAAGAAGCAACTGATGTTATTGGTGGATATAAGTTAGATGGTACTACAGAGAATATATTTGACCTATCTAGCGGTCCTGTATTGTTCACAGCTACACAAGATGCAAATGGTAATACATTTGTTAAAATCAATGATAATCAAACAGTTACAGATATAGCTAGTGATAGTGCTAAGGTTGGTACAATCGTTGAGGCATTAAAAGCTAATGATAGTTTTGATGCTAGTAAAGATGACCTTGGTATAGTTAAAGACTATCTTAAGCTTAGAATTGCTGCTGAGATTCAGAAAGAAGCACAAGCTGCTCCTGTATCTACAGCTGCTACAGTTACACAAACAGATCTTGCTAGTGGTAAGGTGGTTGGTACTGTTACCACTTCCACAGAATCTGTAGATAAGAAAGCTGATATAGAAAAGAGAAGACAAGAAGAATTAGAAACATTAGATTTATTACATAAATCAGATATTCATGAAGCTAGTGTAAATGTAGATCCTGATACACCTAGTGGAGCTAAAACACCTTTGTGGAAAGTTAATGTAGCTAAGTTTAATAAAGCTGTTGGAGATAATGGAGGAATGTTATACAATGAAGTTTTATCACAAGGAGGCTTTGCTACTAAACAAGAAGCAGAAGATTATTTAAAAGAAGTAGAAGAAAAATTAGGAGTAAGAGATAAAATCAATGCTAAATATAATGCAGAACTAGCTGCTTTAGAAGGTGGTACAACATCACAACCAGCTGAAAATCAACCTGTTACAACAGAATCTGGTAAAATTAATATTTATGCAGGTACAGGAGATAATACTGAGTTAAGTAACTTTGCTAATAGGCCTTTTACTTTTAATGGGCAAAAGTTTAATTCAGTAGAGCAAGCATTTCAATACGCAAAAAGAGAGTATTATGATGTTAGTGGTAAGGATGATAAAACTTCTCAATATTTTAAAGCTAAAGTAAACAACCATTCAGAAACTATACTTAGAGCAAAATCTGCTTCAGAAGCAAAAGCTTTAGGTCGTAAAGATATTGGTGTAACTTTTGAGAAAAATATTTGGGATAAAGAATCTCCTGGAATTATGAAAGAGTTAATAAAAGCTTCTTTTGAACAAAATCCTGAAGCTCTTAAAGCTTTATTAGCTACTGGCAATACTGAACTTACTCATAAAAATAAAGCAGGAGTAGAACAAGATAATGGTAGATTTTCTAAATTACTAATGGAAGTTAGATCAGAACTAGCTGCTTTAGAAGGTGGTGAAACTAAAACAGACTTAAGCAACTCTAAAGCTCCTAAAGATTCTGAATATAGAATGTTAGGTCAAGAGAAGACTGAAGGAATGACAGATGCTGAGATTGAATTGTTCAAAGAATGGCATGCTAAGAATGTTCCTAATATTCCTTTTGAGATATTAAATCGTATCATTACTACCTATGATGGTCAAAAGGCTTGGGGTGTGTTTGAGAATGGTGTAGCTAAGTTCTACAAAGGTGGTCAGAGAGGTACAGAATATCATGAGATATTTGAGGGTATATGGAAAGGCTTCTTATCTCAAGAAGAGCAACAAGCTATCCTTGATGAGTTTAAAGCTAAGCCTGGTAAGTTTAAAGATAGAGAGTCTGGTAAGATGTTATTCTATGAAGAGGCTACAAATCAACAAGCTAAGGAAAGAATAGCTGATGACTTTGCTGACTTTAGACTTGGTAAGCTACCAGCTAGAAACATTGGTGAAAGAATATTAAAGTTCTTTAGAGATATTATTGACTTTGTTAAATCGTTTGTAAACAAGCCTTCTAGAAAAGAAGAGTTGTTTAAAGCTATTGATACAGGTAAATATAAGGATGCTAAATTGTCTGAAGCTGTTAAATCTGCAGCTCCTGAATATAAAGCAGCTGAAGGCTTAACTCAACAACAAACTAATGAGGTTGTACAAGACATGACTGCTAGATTCTTTGAAAAGGTATTTGGTACAAATAGATCACTATATGAAATTTCTAACTTAAGTTCTCCTGAGATATTTAATTCTATTAAAGCTCAATATGCAGAAGAAGATAAGGTGGTTGGAGATAAGACTTGGGCTGATCTTGTAACTAAGACAAAAGAGTTCTTACGTACATTTAAAATTGAGTTTGATGAGAATAACTTATTGGATATCAATGGAGAAAATGTAACCAATAGAATGTATGCTGCTGAAGCATTTACTACAGAGTGGAAGAAGAATTCTCCATATCCTGTTAAATTACTAGTAGGTACATTAGTAGAAACAGTTTCTACAAACCAAGTTAATAGTTCTACATTATCTTTACCTAAATCAGCTCTTACTGATGGTGCTACAAAAGGTTTCAAGAAACTTTTAAATTTTAGTAGAGCATTTGCTACAGTGATAGATAAGTTAGCTAACACTACTAAAGTGAGCAAGATGGTAGACAAGTTAACAGACTTAGCTAAGTATGACTCTAACTATGTTAGATTGTTCAATCGTCTTAAGGGTAATAGATCTACTATGGAGATAGACTTTAGCAAGTTTGAACCACATGATTGGAGATTGTTTGTACAATTCTATCAGACATTTACAAAACAAAACCCTCAAGCATTAGTACAATATATTAGTGGTGAAGATGTATATACAGCTCCTGCTAATCAATTCACTGTAACTAAACAAACTAAAGAAGAGTGGGTAAACAATCTTAAAGATTTATCTGGAAATCCTGATTCTCTTGTTAGATTAAATAAAGAACAAGGAAGATATAAAGTGATGTCTACAGAAGGTGTAGATATTAGTACACCACAAAAGATGGTGGACTTCTTAAACAAGATTGGTATAACATATACATTAGATACTTATTTAAAGTTGAAACCTGAGCAAAGAGATGAGTTTGTTGAAGCTGTAGGTTCTATTCATAAATATTTTGGAAAGACAAAAGAGATAGCTACAGTGACTGGTGAGACATTGGGTATCAATGGTCCATTAGACACATTAGCTGAATTATATGTTAAGGTGGAAAACCCTATTCAAGATAGTACATTCCCTAATGTTGAAGGTGAGAAGAGACAAGCTTATGATCAAAACAACGCTGCTTCATTGTTTGCAAATGAGGTTAATGAGGCTGATACAGTTGAAGAGTTGAAACAAACCAGAACAGAATTAAATGATGTATTCTCTACACATTCTCAATTCCTTAAGAAGGGAGGATTGTTTTACAATGCTGCAGGTAAGAGAATTAAATTATTAGTAATATCTTACATTGATGGTACAAAAGACCAAAATAATAATGTAGATACAAGCACTACAGGATTAACTCTTGGTAAGAGATTTACTCAAGAAATCAACCAGAATCTTAATGGTAAATACTATATAATAATCCCAGCAGATTCATCTACAGAATGGATGATTAACTTGGGTAATATTATTAAGTTTGCTGAGGTGAGTGGTGGATTAGCTTGGGATAAAGTGGCTACTATATTTAAAGGATATTTAAAGGATGATATAGCATTGGCTCAAAGTGATAGAAGCTATTTATTAAATACAGCTCCTAGAGCTAAAGAGTTACGTTTCTTTAAAGATATTTTAAGAAACAGTTATAAGAATGCTGAAGGTAAAACAGTTGTAACAAATACATTATCTAATGCTAACAACTTGGTTATCAATGGTGCTACACAAGAAGAAATAGATGAGTTTGTTAAAGAGAATTCTGCTAACATAGCTGCTGATGTGAAAGCATTTATTGAAAGTAACATAGCTGATACTAAGAAAATATTAATGTACAACAATAAAATTGTTAGAAATTCTAATGGTACATTCAAATATGAAGACTTAGATGGCAAGTTTACTGTAGCTGAAACATTAAATAAGAATGCATTAACACAAGATGATGTTAACGATATTTTAACATTTGCTAGAATAAACTATGTTATTAATAACATAGAAATGCACAAGATTTTATTTGGTGATCCGTACCAATTTAAGATTAAGGATGGTATATTAGATGAGACTAAGCGTATCAAATCTTTCTTATCTGGTAGAGCAACAACGTTTGATAGCCCTGAGTTTAACTCATTCCATAATGTAGAATACAATAAAGCTAATGGAATAACTATCAATTCTACTGATCCAGGATATCACCAATTTAGACCTTATTTAAACACTGTAACTCTTAGAGATGTAACAGTTAGAGGTAAGATAAATGAAGCAGATGCTGGTTCTTGGATAATGGATGGTGCATATAGAGATGTTAAACTTAGAAATGGTCAATGGGATTTAAACAGTCCTGCTGAAGTTTGGCATCAATGGCAAATGGCTTACACAAGAGATGCATTTGCTAATAAAGGATTGTATACTTATACAAATAAAGCTCTTCAAAAGCAGGATGTTGCATTACTTAAAACTCCTGAACCTGAATATGTTACAGAAGAATTAAAGCCTATTGTATCTGGTAATAAATATGGTAGAAATCAGTTTGACTTAGTGTTAGATAAGTTTTCTCAAATGCCTTTATACTATAAAGCTATTGAAGGAACTAACTTAGGAGATCTTTACATTAAAATGTGGAAAGAAGGAATTGATTATGCTGTATTTGAGTCTGGTAGAAAGGTGGGTGCTGAGAAGTTATATAATTTATATACTGAAGATGGATCTGTTAATACAGCACCATTTGACAATATCATTCCTGTAGCTTGGAAGACTTATGGTATTCAAGTGGAGAATAGTGATACAGGAGCTAAAGGACAAACTCTTGGTTCTCAAATGACTAAGACATCTAGTTTGGATTTATTTGAAAACGGTGTTCCAAAGAGTGAAGCTGCTGGTAAAGCATATACTCGTAACACTAATGCATTAAAGAACTTATTCTTAGAAGGATATAACCAATTATTAAACAAATTAGGTCTTGAAGATCTTGGTGATGGATATAATTTAGTTGATCCTGTAAGTGTGTCTCAAGCTCTTGAGTATGAGATGGCAAGAAGAGAGTTAGCTGATAACATTAGAGATACAATCAGAATTGATGAGAATGGAGAGTTTCCAATTCCATTTGAATCATCTCCTGCATATCTACAAATTAGAAGTATTCTTTACTCTATGGTGGATAAGGCTATTGGTTCTCCAAAGGTGAACGGTTTCCCTGCAGTACAGGTTCCTGTAACTATGTGGGAGAAGTCTGGAGAGAAAAGAGGTGTTACAGAAATCAATGGTAAGAAGGTATTTACAGATGGTACTCTTAAGTCTTACACTAAAGAGAATCCTTACATGGAGATATTAGTTCCTCATTGGTTCAAAGACCAGTTTAAGAAAGCTGGATTTAAGTCAGATGAAGAATTATTAGAATATTTAAACAAGCCTGAAAATCAATCAATTCTTAGAGGTATTGGTTTTCGTATTCCTAATCAGGCTGCAAGTTCTTCATTAACATTTAAGATTAAAGGTTTCTTACCACAATCTATGGGTAAGACAGTTGTATTACCTTCTGAAATCACAGAGATAGCAGGATCTGACTTTGATATAGATAAGCTTAACATGTATTTAAAGAATACATACATAACTGCTAAAGGTCAATTGAAGCAAGTTCCATTCTTTGGATATGGTGAACAAGCTAAAGAAGCTATTAAGAAGTTCATTCTTAAAGAAGATTTAGAAAGCATCTTTGATATTAACGAAAGAACTGTAGCAGCTACAGAAGATGATTATGGTACATTAGCAGATAAGTTATATAAACAATCTATTGAGAATGAATACTATGAGAGTCTTGAGGAAATGTTAACTCTTCCTGAGAACTATGATAGATTGGTTACTCCTATCTCTGATGCTGGATTAGAAGATGTTGCTAATCAATTAGATAAGCTTAGAGGAGTAGATGAAACTAAAATTAAGAATAGACTTCTTGATGGTAACTTCATGACTTCATTAAGACATGCATTTGTTATTGCTAAGAGATGGGTAGGTATTGGTGCTGTAAACATCACAAACCATTCATTAGCTCAGAAAGGGGAAGTGTATCTTGATCCTGTTAAGATTGCTGCATTAAATGATTATGAAAGAAAGATATTAGGCAATGGTCAAATAGTTCTTCCTCATAACAAGGTGACTATCAATGGTAGAGAGGTAGTATCTTTGTCTGGTGTTATGGATAAAGCAGGTAAATACATCTCTGATAACTTATCTGGATTTATTACAGCATTTGTGGATGTGGCTAAGAACCCATACATTCTTAAGATATTAGGTAGTAATAATGTTGTTAGTACAGCAATGTTCTTAACAAGAATAGGAACTCCTGTAAAAACTACAGCATTGTTCTTGAACCAGCCTATCATTAAAGAATACTTAAACTACTTAGATAGCATTGATTCTAAGTCTGTATACAGCAAGAAGAACTTAGATGTTGTTCGTAAGAAGTTCCCAGTTGACAGAAAGTTAGTAGCTGCTACTAAGATTGAGATGAAGAACTTGATTCCTAACATTGAGAACTACTATGCAGGTAAGGCTATTAATAATGCTGAACAACAAAGAATATTAGCTGAGTTCTTGAAATACCATAAGATGGGTCAAAACTTATTTAAACTTACACAAGCTACAAACTATGATACTACTAAGTTTAATAGTGCTGAGTCTATGAGTAAGAAGAGAATGAGAACAGAAACAGCTGAGGAGTCAAACATATTTACATCTGCAGGAGACATATTAGATAAATCATTTATAGGTGAAAAAGCAACATTGCTTGAAAAGTCTATTAATTCTCTAGGTGAAATATTAAAATTTGATCAGCTTCAGTATTCAGTTATCACTGGTAAGGTGTTAGCTCCATATATGGCAAATGAGTATTTAGCTGCAGATAAGTTTGATACAATTGCTACTAAGGTGAAGGCATCATTTATTGACTACATCTTCCAGACTAAGACTGACTTAAACAGCAGAATGAAAGAAATGTTAACTGACCCATACACTGCTGTAGTTACAGAGTTAGCTAAAGCTAGAAAGGAAAATCCAGATATGGGAATCTTACAGCAATTAACTCAAGCTGCTTCTGATAGAGTGGGTGGTGCCAAGAGTATTAAATTAAAAGCTAATATTAAAGATGCGTACGATGAGAACTTGTACACTGACATGATGAGAGAGCTTAGAGATAATCCAGCTACAAATGCTTTATATAATAGAATAGTAGATTTGGCTATTCTTCAAGGAACATACCAATCAGCTATATCTATTAAGAATATCATCCCTATTGAGGATTATTCTAGTAGAGTGGTAAATGCTGTTAACTCAGCAGCTTCTGATTTAAACTTAGATAACTTCAGCAAGTTTGGTGCATTTGAAAGAAATAACTGGAAAGATGAAAACATATTTAAGAAATTAACTAATGTTGTCCCAAGCTTATACAATGAAGGATTTAATGATAGAGGAGAGCTTATTGTAGATGTTCAGTTTGAACAATTCCCTACATTAGAAGGTTTATCTGAAGCAGGAGTTAAAAATATATTAGTGCTTGACAGATTTGATAACTTTAAGGATGTGGCTTCTGACTACATTTTAATCCCTAGAGTAGTAAATAATGGTACTCAGAAGATTGACATTATTGACAATAAGCCTGTAACAAGAGCTGACTATGGTAAGAGAAAGGCTGAAGGTGATACATCTTTGAATGATGTAATGGGCTTCCAGAAAGTTAAATACGAAGATGGAACAGAATTAGCTATAGGTTCTAAGGTGTACTACAAAGCTATCAACCTTTGGGGAGATGGTCAGTATGCTACAGAGATGTACAATGATACTAGAAAGTCTGTGTTTAATAATGGTACAGTGAAGATAGAGAATGAAATTCCTAGTCAAAATATTATTAATTATTTCAATCAAGTAAAAGAAGAAGTTGTACCTTTACAAGATCAAGCTAAAGAGATTAAACCAGAAGGATTACCTCCAATTAAAGACAATAACCAAAATAACTGTGGATAATGGGCAAATGTTTATTAGATATTAAATATGACATCATTGATGAAGCTAGAGAAAAAGCTTTAGGCTATGAAGGTTTTAAGCAATCGCTTGATCAAAGAGACATGCTTGAAATAACTGATGCTCCTAAAGCTGCTGAATCTGCTAGAAAAGTTAATGAACAGTTTAAAGAAGATGTAATCACTCCTAGTTTTACTAGTAGAAACCATTACTATATTAGTCCATCAGAGAACTTGACTCAACAATACTTTGATGACTATAAGAAAGCATTAGAAGAAGAAGCTGGTGCATTAACAGAAGCTGAGAAAGAAAGAGGTGGATATACAGAAGAAGATAGAGGTGAGTTCTTTCAAATGGAAGGGATTCCTGCATCTACTGCATCTCCTGCTAGTATAGCTATTGTTAAAGATTTCTTAAAGAGAATAGGTGTTGATATTCAGACACTTAAGTCTATTAATGTTAATGGTGTAACACAAGATGCTAATGGTGTTGCTAACATTATGCAGAAGCTTGTACAGGTTGTAGAAGGTAAAGAAGCTGTAGCACTTCCTGAGGAAGCTATGCACTTTGCTGTAGAAATCCTACAACAGAATGATCCTAAGTTATTTAATCAACTGTTAAAGGAGATTAATAACTATGCTATCCTTAATGAGGTGTTTAAGACCTACGGTAATGATAAGAACTATCAAACCAAAGAAGGTAAACCTGATATCATCAAGTTAAAGAAAGAGGCTATTGCTAAGGTGCTATCTGAAACTATTATTAATAAAGCTGAGGGCACATTGGAGAATCCTGAGAACTTAGCTAAGGTGGAGAGCTGGTGGGAGAAGATTATTAATGCTATTAAGAACTTGTTTGTTAAAGCAGGTTTTGATACAGCTGCTATTAAGGTGATGTCTGGAGAAGCAATTGGTACAGCTGAAGATATTAGAGCTGAGGAAGGAGATGTTTACTTACAGAAAACTTCTCAACAACAGATATACGATAAACTTGTAGAAATTCAGAACAAGATACAGAAAAAAGATGATGGTTATTATATAGATGGGAAGAAGGTACCTTTTAGAGTTACTGAGATTATTAAAGGTTGGAATAAAGATTTGTTAGATGCAGGTGAACTTACTAAATCTGAATATAAAAAATTGGTAGATGATGAGAAAGCAGCTAATGGTACAAAAGGTCATACTGATATTGAAGAGGCATTTAAACTATTTGTAAACAAAGATGGTGAGTTAAGAGATGATCCATTAGATGATTCAGGATATGTATCTCAATTAGATCCTAACAATAGGGACTACTATGAGCTTCTTAGAGATAACTTAAAACAGAGATTGAATACATTTCCTAAAGGGACCAAGTTTATGTCTGAGGTGAAAGTGTATGATGCTAAAAGAGGTGTGGCTGGTACGATAGATTTCTTAGCAATCACTCCTGATGGAAAGGTGAGCATCCTTGACTGGAAGTTTATCGATGTTGATATAAAAAGAAACAAGGGTAAATTGCCTTGGTATTATATTAATTCTTGGAGAAACCAAATGAATCAATATAAGCTTATTGTTCAGAACAACTATGGGGTTAATCTAAAAGACTTTGATCAAACAAGAATGATTCCTATTAGGGCTGAATACACACCAATGAATCTTACAACTAAGGAGATTCCTAAAATTAAAGGTATTGAAATAGGGGATGTGTATGCTGAGAACATTAAGCAGGATTATTTAATTCCATTAGGTTTAGAAACAGAAACTACAGGAAATAGAGAAATTGATGATCTATTATTTAAACTTAACGCTGAATATAAAAGACTTTCTGAAAAAGGTGTAACTCCTTCTGAAAAACTTAACAAGAATGAACAATTAGATATTCTATTTACAAGTATTAGACAGTTACAAATGAGAGGTAACATTGCTCCTTTGTTAACTCAAGCTAAGGTGTTAAATAGACAATTGTCTAATTTAATAAATAAGTATAACGATAAGTTTAAAGGAAAAGATCCTAAGTCTTTCTCAGAAGCAGAGATAACTGAATTGATTGGAGAGATTAACAATGCTGAAGAAACTATCACTATATATACAAACTTAGATACAGAACTTGATTTCTTGTTTAGTGGAGATTTATCTGAGGAAGATAAAAAGCTTGAAGCAGAGTTAACACGCACTGCAAAGGATGCTAGAAAGCTACAGTCACAATTAAGAAATTTATCTGATGAGTTTAATGAAAAAGTAACTGCTGCTAGTGTAGACATTAAGAACTTAATTTCTCCTGAGAAAATTATTAAAGGTATAGGTAAATTGTTTGGTTCCACTCGTATATTCCAAACTGCAGCTATTCAAACATTGTATAGAAAAGCTAATAAGGCTTTTGCTTATGCTGGATTTGATACTCTTGATGAGACAAGAAAACTAGGAGGACTTAAGAAAGACTTTGATGTATGGGCTAAAAGTCAAAACTTATCAGGTAAAAACTACTTTGATATATTAAAGAAAAAAGATAGTAATGAACTTATTGATCAATACGATCCTAAATTCTTCAGTACATTAAAACAAAAAATTAATGAGAAGGATGTAGATTGGATTAGAGATAATATAGATGTTGAAGCTTACAAAGCTGCTCTTGAAGAAAAGATTGCAGAAGAGCAATTAAGAATTGAGAACAAGATGTCTAGTAGAGTGGGAACTGATGTAGAGAATTTAGAAGCAGAAGCTGATGAGATTTCTCAAATGAAGAGAAAATATGACATTTCTAATAAAACAGGTGCTGGTTGGTTCCAATATAATTTAATTAATAAACATCCTAAAGCTGATTTGGAAACTGCTGAATGGAAGAGATTACAGAGTGTTCCAGCCGCTAAAGCTTTTTATGAATACATCCAAGAAAAGAAT